AAATGATTTTCTTCTTTTGCTAGTCTTAGATTTTGTTGGTGCTTTTAGATTGGCATTGTTTGCTCTGTTGTAAGCAGCTCTACCTTTAGCATTGAGTCCACCAGACTTTGATTGACCAGCTTTTTTTGTCCAAACTTTACTTGCCATTATGCTCCTTGAGATTCTTGACAACCAAACTTAATATAAAGACCAAGTTTATTAACATCATCTTTTCCTAGTTGGATTGTTTGATTTAAAGATTTTTGGTAGCCATCAACCATACAAGTGTAACTATCCTCATATAAAGTTGCATAGGTTATTGGTGGCATACAACTATTTTCAATTGAACTACATAAAACCATAACTAAAACAATATTCATTCATTTTCTTTCTTATTAATTTTATGTAATTTATCTTCTAGCTCTGTAATTTTTTTATTTGCTGAATCTAAATCTTGTGCTGAGTGTTCTAATTTTTGCAAACATCTTTTGTTAGCACTATCCTTAGATTTACCAGCATCTTGTAGTTCGGCTACTTCTTGTTTTAAAATACGAACTTGCTCTTTATACTCATTAATGAGTTCTAAGTTTTCCGACATCAATTATTTTTTATTGTTTCTAAATACTTGAGTTCCCTTAATTCCAAAAATACTAGCTACGACAAGAATCCATAAATTTGTAAACCAGCTAGGAAGTGCTGCAAAATGTTCAAAGAAAGTATTTACTTTGTCCATAGCTTGTGGATCATCTGACCATACTGCCCAAGCCAAAATTATTATTGGGAAACTTAAAATTAAAAGACAGAACTCATCCTTGTAATCGTTTTGTCTAGCTTCTAATAACTTACCTTGATACTCAGTTTCGCCTTTTGCCATCTTAGTGGCTGCCATGTGCTGAGCATCTGCCATAGCCATTTTAGTTTCTTGTTTCTTTTTATAGATATGAGTACCAGCATTTAAAGCTAGTTTGACTGCACTTAACCACATAATGTTCTCCTATAATTTTGCTGATTGCATTTTTTTAGCAAGTTTATTTGCTCTGTTAGGTGTTTGCTTTGCCCATAAAGAGTCTAGCATTTGGAAACTAGCTTCTCCATAATCTTCATTATCAAGAGCTTTCCACATATTCTTAAACTTAGAAACTCCACCCTCACCAATTTGATACACCATATTAATTATAACTTCTTTAGCTGTATTGTTTATTGGTCTGTCAGCTATCAATCTTTCTGCTGCATCTAATGTTGTTTGAAAGTCTTTTTCAAAAACTACTTCACCCTCATCTTTTGTGTATTCTACACCATGTTCATAATCATCTTCTGGTGTAACTTTATGACCATAGAATATAGTATCAAAACCCTCTGAACATTTATAAATCTTATTTACATAACCCTCACAGGCTTTTATTTCATTTTTTACTTCTTCGTACATTTACATACCTCACAAATACAAATATCGTTATCCCAATGATGTGTGTGCAATTCCTGTTTACAATGACACTTACAATGACAATCTTTACACTTTCTTTTTTTTCGTTTTTTTTTCTTTAGTTCTTGACCAACATCAAAAGTTAAAACATCTTCAACTTTTTTTGTCATGCCATCTATCCAACCAAAAAATTTGTAAATTAATTTGTCTATCATTCTAAAATCAATTTCTTGATTGAGTATGATCCATCAATGTTTTTCTCTAATTCTGCTTTAGATTTAATACATCTGTATTCAACAGAATTTGAAACAGTACGATTGGCAACCCTCTTACCTTTAAGGCATGAGCTCAAATCTGGTTGTAATCTTGCTTCCTTTATTTCATTATTGACTAGCATTAATAGAGCTATCACAACAGATTCCACTAATGATCTCCATTAAGTTTGCCAATATTTGCTCTAACACTATCTTTTAATTTTTCTATATCGTTCAATGCTTTATCTAAATCCTTGCTAATAGATCCAATCATCACTTTGTTGTGCATCATGTCATCTACTCTAATTGTCAATTTTTCTACTTGTAAAGCCAAGTGTTCAATTAACATAAATTGCTCTTGGTCTATTGGTTTCTGTGTACTGGCCTCAAGTAAATCTTGTTCCATTAATGCTTTAGATGTTTCAAGATGTATTATTCTTGAATTAATCTCTGCATAAGTCCATACAGCTATTGAAATTCCAACAGCTATAATTACTAAAGTTTTTAAATCTGTTTTAAATGATGTTTGTTCTGTAATCATAATCTGTGTAATTAATTTTTGAATGTGCTGGTTTTACGCAAAATGCCAACAGACACATCAGTATAATTAGAGTCCCTGTAAAATAGTAATTCATAGTAAAGCTCCATATTAATTTCCATGATCTACCATGAGTAATTCAATACCCATTTGTTTTTGTAATTTTGTTCTTGATCTGCCAATTCTTTGAATTGTGCCATCTTTATTTCTTTTAGTTCTGTATGTGTTTGTTTTCACATCTATCAATCTAATAGTTTGTCCATCATGGCTAACTGCCACTAAATCAAATGGACATTGAGGAGAGCATGATTTACTTATGTGCCAACCAGCTTTTGATAAATTAACTATCTCTTGGTACTCCCCACACATTCCTTTAATGTCTGTGCTTAACTTACTAGGTTTGCCACCAGGCTTAATAGACTTGATATGCTTATGGTTAGAATTACCCATGCAATTTTTTTAATATTTTTAATCTCTAAATCCAAATGGTGTAAGTGATTGTGTGTAATTGTTTCTAACTTTGCGTTAATAAGTTTCATCTCACCTTGTAATTTTATTATATCAATTGAATTTTTTTGAGATTGAGTAGCCATTAATTCATAACCTCATCAACCAATTCACCAGTAGGTTCAATTCCAAAAGTTACTGCTCTTAGATAAGCAACTACTCTATTTTTATCTTTCCAATTTGCAGCAAGATTTAATAATTCTTCAATACCATTTTCACTAACCATAGCTTCTGCTAATTCATCTGATGTTTTAGTAAAGTTTCTTTTTGCCATCCATTCACCAGCAGCAGTAAGAAAAGAAAATGGAAATTTAGTAGCATCTTTAAATAAACTTTTTTCAGCAGATTCTTTGTAAATTAAATTAGCAGCAGTTGATGATCCAGCTTTTCCAGATTTACCAGTAGCTTTTAAAACATTTGCAAATTGAACAACTGAGTTTTCTATATCGCTATATTTAACCTTACGATCTTTAGTTTTTGCTAACTGATATAACATTTCTGTGAAGTTGCTTTTTGTAGCTTCATTTTTCATAATAGATTTATAAAAAGTAACACCAGCACTAGCACCATCATTAGCTGCATCGGCAGCAGCTCTTGTAAATCTTTGATTAAAATAAGTTGAAACTATATTTTGCCAGGCATTAGGTACACCACTTTTGTTTACAGCTCTTGCCATTTTTTTAATATTAGCTGGAGAAACTTCATCAGATCCTAAAAACTTAAACATTTTACCAACTGTTTCTGGTTTGTCAGCAAACTTAGCTGATCCTAGATCATCAAATAATTTTGTTAATGATCCTGATGTAATTGGTTCTTCATAAGCTTTAGAAAATTTAGCATATTTAGCTTGAGCTTTACCCCATTCAGTATTTGATTTTAAAACATTTTTAACTGACTCAGTTAGATCCTGATATAATTTTCTATCTAAAACTGTACCACCTTGAAAATTACCTTGATTTTTAATTTGTCTAAATTCCATGTAAATGTTTTGCAACACTTGGCCATTACCATTAGATTTTTCTATTCTTTTAATTCTGTCTTTAACAATCTTAATTAATTCTGGAGATCCAGTTTCGGCCAACTTTGTAAATTCAGATTTTAGATTTGCAATTTCTTTTGATGAATATTCAAAATTTTTAATTTTATCACCACCAGACATCTTCCATAATTTTGTTCTTTGGTCATTTAAAATTACAGCTGCTTTTTTAAGTTGTTCGTAAGTTTGTGTATTATCTAAAGATTTATTTTTAGATATAATACCCATCTCCTTACCCCAGCTATTAACAAATGTTTTTATTTCAGTAGGTCTATTTTTCCAAAATTTATCTACAACACCATTACCGATAATTGATGATTCAATTGTACCATCCATTTTTTTAACAGATGCTTCACCACTTGCTTCTGATGTTTTTAATATTAAACCTCTGTCTTTTGCATATTTTTGAACTTTTGCAGTTTCATCAATATTACTTGGTAATATATGTTTTGCTAATACAGATGTATTACCTCTACTTAACGCAAACACATCAGCAGCTAAATTTACACCAACACCAACACCAGTTCCAATACCCTCACTACCAGTTAAATTTTCTGTTCCTTGTGCAACTGCACCACTAGCAGCACCAGTAGCCATAAATGTTTTTGCAGCTTTTGCACCCTTAGCAAATAATCCACCAGGAGCTGCAAACTCTGCTGCTTTTCAAACATACTCACCAACATCAGTTTTGGTATCATAAGTTAAAAAGTTTTCTCTTAAATATTTTCCTGGTCTTATTTTATTAGCTTCATCATTTATTTTTTGTGAATATTCAGACTCCATATTTTTAATATCATCTTCACTAAAACCTACTGCCATAGCAGCCTTTTCAAATAAAAATCCACCAGCATTATCTAAAACATCAACAAGCATAAAAGGTAAATCAACTACATAAGATAAACCCTCAGCAGCTCCTACAGCAGCAGAAGCTCCTAAATCAACAGCAGCATCAACTGCACCAAGCTCTGACATATCAACATTATTTTCTGCATTATTTGTTTGTGCTAATTGATTAGAGTTTTCTTTATTACTTTTTTGTTGATTAAGAATTTCTTCATCTAAATTTTTATAAAAATCTTCTAATTTTGCCATAGTTTATTTCCTATTAGTTTTTTTTATCTTCTAAATATTCTGTTAATATAGATTCCCAATCAATTCCTTTAAAAGTATAATCCATAAATCTTCTAGTTCTATCTGTGTCCCACATTTTATCTTTTCTATAAGATGTAAATAATTCTGAAATAAACTCACCAGATGGTTTAACTTTAGTTTTTAAGTATTCACCAAATTCTTTTGAATAAACTCTATCACCATCTGCATTAGTTGTGTAAAGTTGTGCACCTTTAGTTTTTTGAAACTCTCTTGCATTTTCAATAACTTGTTTTTGAATCATCATCTGATTTTTTAACTTAGCTTGATATGTAGTTGGAGTATCTCTTTCACTAGGAATAGAGTCTTGTAACCAACTCATTTCTTTTTCACCAGCAGCTACACCAGTAATTTCTTTTCTGTATTGGTTAAAGTATTGTAAATTAGTTTGTTGCCACTCACTATAATTTCCTAAATATGCAGCTTCGTCTGCGTCTAACTGTAAACCAGCTAAATCTTTTGCTTTAAGTGCTTTGTATTTAACTTTACCCTGAACAGTCAAAAACTCAGGCTGAAATTGTATTTCCTGTAAAACAAGATTGTCTTGTAATTGATTTCCTGATAATAATTTTTTTTCAATATCACCAGTTGTCTTTTTAGAAAGTGTGGTCAAATCACTTGTAGTTTTTCCAGCAATAGATTGTGATATTTTATTATAACCACTACCAGTTAAGTTTGTTGCTCTTTTTAGACCATCGGATGTATTTGTATTTATAGTTTGTCTGTCTTTTCCATCTGCTGATAAAAAAGTTTCAAACTTAGCAGCTTTTTCTTTATCAAATACATTTTTTGCTAACCATTGTTTTGGTGCAATTAAGAAAGCATTTTTTTGATCTGCCGGTACTTGGTCTGCGTACTCTTTAATTAATCTTTGTTTCTCATCTTCATCTTCTTGTTTTCTAAACATAGCTGCTGTTTGCATACCTTGTAATAGGCTAGGCAAAGCTTTGTCTGGTGATCCACCTGATAGTCCAGCAGTTAATAATCCTATTCCACCTAAAACTTCTGGTGAGTATAGTAAGCCTTTGTATTTAGATTCTGCCATTAGATTAATCCTTGTTCGTTTAAGTAGTTATAGAAAACATTAGTGTTGTTCATTTTTCTTGCGTAAGTATCGTTATAAGTATTTCCATAACCAAATTGTTGATTGGGTGGAGTCATATTTAAAGTGTTGGCCATCTTAGTTTTGGCTGCGTTGTAAGTGTTTAAATAATCTTGTGAGATACCTAGATTAGTATTGTTGAGGTTTGCAAAATATTTATTAACCATAGACTCTTGTGGTGTAGTTCCACCAATTGCATCAGGTAAATTTGGTATTACTTTATTAATTTCGTTTCTTTCTGTAGTAGTAAGATTATCTAAATTAGATGTATCTCCATCATTATATAAATCGTTAAATGACTGTGATCTAAAACCATCATCATACATTTTTTGATCTATTATTTGTTGTTCTTCTAAATCCAATTGAGTGTAATCACCTAAACCTCTTGATTTAGCATAATCTTCTGGTGTTGAA